CCTTCCCGGATATGCCGGGTCGCCCGGCTGGGGTTGTGCCTGCCCGGTGGGCAATCAACGTCGGTCGGTGCCACGATTGCGGCACCAAGTGTGACGGCGGGCCGGGGTGTGGCGACATCCTCGATGATGAGCATGCGTACGGCCTCTGCCGCGACCGGGCGGTGGACTGGCTGGCAGAGCAGCGCCCCGGCCTTGTGATCGAGGGACCATATCCCGATGACGCCGTGTGGGACATTGGTTCGAAGACGACATGGATAGCGTGCAGGACGACCCGCGACGAGGCTCTGCGCGATGCCGTCGCCGCCGTTCTGGAACTCCGTGGTGCCTGACCTCCCCGGCATCACCGTCGCCCTCTCTCTGACCCCCGCCGCCGTCCGCGCCGTGGACGAGATCGGGCTGCACGGCTACCTGCTCCTCTACCACCCCGGGCCGATCCCGCCCGAGCACGCGGCCACGCTGGCGATGCCCAACGTGCGGGTGTGCAAGGGCGTAGAGGGGATCAGGGACGCGGTGCGGGGGCTGGAGCGCTGGTTCGCCTGCGGCGTGCGGGTGCTGGAGCCACACGCGCGGCTGGACGAGGAGGGGGACCGCTTCCTGTCCGCCCTCAACGAAACCCTCAAGGCCATGCGGATAGGGCTGGTGACGAACAGCGTGCTCATGCCGCAGTTCTTCCAGAACGCCCTGGACAACCTGCCGGCGTTCGTTGAATGCGGGGGCGTGGCCGGCCTCAAGGACCGGGCGAAGCACGTCCCGGCCGTGATCGTGAGCGCCGGGCCGTCGCTGGCGAGGAACGTAGACCTGCTCAAGGGCCGGGAGGACGAGTTCGTTATCGTCGCCGTCCAGACCGCCCTCAAGACCCTGCTCGGTAGGGGCATCCGGCCCCACTACGTCTGCGCCGTGGACTTCCACCCGACCCTCAGCACGCGGTTCTTCGAGGGAGTGACCGCCGAGATGGTGGAGGGCGTCGAACTCGTGATGATGCCCACGGCCTGCCCCGGGGTGGCGCGGGCGTGGCCCGGCGCGATGCGGATGACGGGCGACCCTCTGCTCAGCGCGATTCTGGAGGACGACACCGTGGCCAGCCGAGGCATGTTCCCGACCTCGGCCACCGTCGCCCACTTCGGCTACCACCTGGCCCGCCACCTCGGCTGCGATCCGGTCATCCTCATCGGGCAGGACCTGGGGTTCACGGACGGGGCGTACTACTCGGCCGGCGCCGCGATCCATCAGGTGTGGGCGGGCGAACTCAACGAGTTCAACACCCTTGAGATGATGGAGTGGCAGCGGGTCGCGCGCGGGCGGGACAGCAACCGTCTGGTGGAGGACCAGCAGGGGCGGCCCATGTACACCGACGCCCAGATGGCGACCTACCTGGACGTGTTCAACGCGCTGTTCCGGGCCGACCGGGACAAGGGGCTGACCACCATCGACGCGACGGAGGGCGGGGCGCGGAAGGACGCGGTGGAGCCGATGACGCTGCGCGAGGCGCTGGAGCGGCACGGCGGCGAGTACCACTTCCTGCGCTACGTCCCGGCGGAGGCGCGGCCGGACGGGTCGTACCGGCGGGAGGAGCGGGAGGTCATCGCCCTGCTCCAGGCGATGGCGGGCCACGCTTGACCCGGCATGTAGCACAGGCTACATTTCAGCGTCTCGACAATGTGACGGTCTTAGCCAGCCCGACACGTTGGTCCCCCGCAGGGTCCGGTCTCACAAAGGCCCCCATCCTGCCCGGCCAGCGGTCCCAGTTGTGCGAGCCGTGGTATCCACCACTGTTCCTCTACGGGATCGCTACCAATGCCATCAATGACCAAGGCCCAGCTTGCAGACATCTGCAAGGGGCAGGGCTACGCCGGCGACGAAACGCCGGACGCCATGAAGTCGTGGCTCAAGGCAGAAGGCTTCGAGCCGGTTGACGCGAGCGGCAAGGTCATCTCCATCGACCAGATCGAGGTGACGGACGCCCAGTCGCGCAAGACGTTCTCCATCCCCGCCAGCGTGGCCCCGGTCAACGCCGTTGACCCCAAGGCCGCCAAGTCCGCCGACGATGAGGCGTGGAACGCGCTCATCGAGGCCAAGATCGCTGACCGCATGCGCCGCATGGGCCTCCAGCAGGTCCACGGCCGCCCCGTGCCCATCTCCGAGACGGCCAGCGTCAAGAGCGGCGAGCAGCGGCTCTACGAGGACCGCATCAAGCACGGGCAGGCGTTCTTCAGCGACTACGGCGCCGCGGCCATGTGCAAGCACTGGCTCGCCGCCCAGGTCCTGCCCCTCACGGGCCGGATCGAGGAGGCCCAGGCCCAGACCAAGCAGTTCATGGAGATGCACGAGAAGGTGACGGGCCAGAAGGCCCTCACCACGCTCAGCCCCACCACGGGCTCGGCGCTCGTCCCCGACGCCTTCATCCCCGACCTGATCCGCAACGTGACCGACGCGGGCGTGGCCCGCCGGCTCGCCAAGGTCGTGCAGATGCCGGCCGAGGAGATCTACATCCCCCGCCGCACCGGCGGCCTCACGGGCTACTTCCTCGGCGAGACGGCCACGGCCACCCAGTCCACGGCCACCTACGACAACGTGTCGCTGCGGGCCAAGACCTACATCATCCTGACCCTCGCCTCCGAGCAGATGTTCCAGGGCTCGGGCCTCTCCATCATGGACCTCACGATGGAGGAGATGGCCACCGCGCAGGCCCAGGCCGAGGACGACTGCGTCCTCGTCGGCAACGGCACCAGCACCTACGGCCACATGACCGGCTTTGAGTACAAGTACGGCCTGACGGCCGCGAACACCGGCAAGAACGTGACCGGCGGCGCGGACGCGACGGCCCACACCCAGACCGAGATCATCAACGCCATCGCGCGGGTGCCGTACTACGCACGCCGCAACATGGTCATCACCATCCACCACAACCTCAAGCCGATCATCTTCGACCGGCTGTCCCAGAGCGTCCCCGGCGGGCTCACGCTCTCCGAGGTCGTGGGCTACGGGCTGGTCCAGAAGTGGCTCAACATCCCCATCATCGAGAACAACTCGATGTCGAGCGTCGCGGTGGCCTCCACCACGAACCGCCCCGGCGGCTTCACGGCCGGCGACCAGATCGACTTCCTCATCGGCGACTTCTCCCGCGCCGCCCTCTTCGGCGACCGCATGGCCGCCGAGGTCTCGGTCAGCCGCGAGCGGTACTTCGACCAGTACGCGGCGGGCATCCGCCTCGTGACCCGCTTCCACAACGTCGTCCACAGCGTGGGCGACGACACCACCGCCGGGCCGGTCGTGGCCTTCTGGCAGACCTAAGGAGCACCTACCCATGCGACGCGACCGCGCAGACAAAGTCATCCAGATGATCCCGACGCGGAAGATCACCAACGCTTCCGTGTCGGCCGGCACCTACGGCTCCGGCGGCAACGGCACCAAGGGCATCGTGGACACCGCCGGGTACGACCTGGTGCGCGTGGAGGTGTCCCACGGCGTGGGCAACACCAAGCTCACCAAGTTCCACCTCGGCTTCCTCTCCGCGCCCAACTTCGCCATCGCCTCCGCGACTCTGTTCTCGGGGCTCACCTCGGGCATCGTCCTGTCCAACAAGACGGCCTCCCAGTCCGTGTACGGGTTCGACCTGTACCTCCCGGGCATCACGCACAAGCGGTACATGACGTGCAAGCTGACCAACAGCACCACGTCCTGCCCGTTCAGCGTCACGGCCCGCCTGCGGATGGCCAACGAGTTCCCGCCGGCCACGACCGGGTTCACCTCGCTCACGCAGTACGGCACGCCGTCCTCGTGACCGGGTTCGACGACCTCAACGCCACGCTCGCGGAGACGCGGGCGCGGCTCTTTGAACGGAGGGCTCTCTGTGACGAGCTGGAGTCCATCCCCATGTCGGTTGCCGCGATGCTCGACCGCGAGTCCATCGCGTCGCTGCGGGCGTGGGGCGAGCCCCAGGACAACCCGGGTCTGCCCAAGCCCGAGCAACGCCGGGCGTTCCGGGTGGTCGGCCTCGTCGTCCCGCCCCACCTGGCCGGGTCGTACGAGCCGGGCGAGGTGTTCGCGGTCCCGGAGGACTGCTTCGCGGAATCCTGCGCCCGGGGCTGGTGCCGGCCGGCGACCGAGCAAGAGGCGCGGGACGGCCACGCCCAGGTCCACCCGATCTACCGGCGGCTCCCCCTCCTACGTCGTCTCCTTTTCTCCTCCGCCTCCCGGCCCGGGGCCTAGTGGCTCCGGGTCGGTTTTATGAGCAAAGACCAGAGCGGAAGGCCGTGGTATCCGCACGAGCCCGAACGGCCCAACTGGCCGCCCCGGATCGTCATTCCAGACGACGCGAAGGTGGGCCGGATGGAAATCCACACCGATAGCCACGGCGGCACCGTGCAGAGTGGTGGTGCGTGTTGCTCTCTCCCCGTGCCCGAGCCCAAAGCGTGATATGCCGACCCTCCGACGCGACAACTTCGTGAGCGTCCACCCCATCGGTGAGGACGTGGCCTACTGGCCCCCGCGGTCGTCGCTGGTGTGGTCGGGCGTCTACTTCGCCCCGGCCCTCATCGACTTCGGGGACCGCCGCCCGGGTGCGTTCACGGTGGACCACTTCCCGGCCCACGGGGAGATGACGGCCGTGATGCCCGCGCCCGCGGGGATGCGGGCGTACTTCACCGCCCCCTACGGCATGTTCTGGCTGACCGACCCGGCCCAGCGCGAGCAGGGAATGCGAGGCGGGTTCATGGGGGTGCCCAGTGCCTGAACTCACCTCCGTCTCCGCCGTTCAGACGTTCCTTGACGACACCACGCTGACCAGCGGGCAACTCACGCCCGCGATCAACGCCGCCGAGGACTTCATCGCCCGCTACTGCAACCGCTACGACGAGGCGGGGTTCAACCACTGGCTCACCGCCTCCCGCGTGGAGCGGCTGGACGGCAACCTCTTCAACCACCTGCTCCTCCGCTGGACGCCTGTGACCGCCATCGCGTCCGTGGCCCTGACCGACACCGCCTCATCGTCCACCAGCATCACCCTGACGGACCTGGAGTGCGACGGCATCGCCATCGCCAGCCTGTCCACCAGCCCCGGGCGCACCGGCCGGCTGGGCTTCCGGGCCACGCCCAAGGCGTCTGCGGCGGCGTGGTTCGACAGCGGGTGGCCCCAGCCCTCGGGCCTCTCCTGGGTGCGCTCCCCGAACTTCCGGGGCACCGCCTCCGGCGTCGTCGTCACCTACACCGGCGGGTACGCCTCGGCCGGCGTCCTGCCCCGCGACCTGACGTACGTCGCCACCATGATGGCCGCGAGCATGTACCGCCAGCAGACGACCGACCCCGACGTAATCTCCGAGTCGCTGGGGGAGTGGTCGCAGACGCGACGCAACGGCAAGGAAGAGGACACCACGCTGGGCAGTCCCTTCGCCATTCTGGAGCGCTACCGGAGGTACACCGCCTAATGGGCGTTCCCTCCATCGTCTCCGTGACCCTCGGCTCCGGCGGCTCCCAGTTCACCGTGACCTGGAGCGAGGCCGTGGACCGCGAGCCGGGCGCGACGATCACCCTGTCGTCCCCCGCGCGGCTGGCGTCCCACACCGCCACCTACCAGTCCGGCACCGGCACCGCCGCGATCGTCTACACCGCCTCGGGGTTCATCGTCTACCAGAACGAGACGGTGGAGATCCAGGCCGCAGCCGGGCTCGTCTCCAGCGTCTCCACCGACGACCCCAGCGCCGCCTTCGAGGACCAGGCCGTCACCAACGGCAGCACCCAGACGCTCCCCACCGCCTGCGACGGCCGCGCGCGGGGGATGATGACGCAGAAGTGCATGGTGCTGCGGGAGACGGAAACGCAGTCGAGCACGAGCGCCGGCGTCAAGACTACATGGGCACCCATCTACTGGCCGGTCTGCTGCTCGATACAGGGCCGGTCGTCGCGGGAGGCGTACGGCACCGGAAAGCCAGAGGATGCGGCGTCCTATATCGGGTACTTCCCCGCGAGCCTGGACCTGCGGGCCACTGACCGCATCTGCCAGATCAGCGGCGGTGGCGTTCGCGGACTCTCTCAGAAGATCCTGACCGTCGTCGGCAAGCCCATCGACCATGCCGGACGTGGCGGGTATCTCGCGGCCCCTCTAGAGACTGTGGAGGGGAATGATGCTGGCGACTAACCGTCTATTCGACGTGCGCCCAGACTTTGCGCTGGCCGATCAGACCTACCAAGGAACGGCTGACTCCGTACCTACCAGCCACAGATCGCTGCGACTCGCCAGCAGCAAGCGCCGATCGTATTTCAGCCACTTCGGTTTCTCTGAGCTTGGCCTGAGAGTGCAGTTCTCCGCGAGAAGAAATGCAGACTCGCACCGGTCCGCCCACATGCTTCCATGTGCGTCCCTGTCTGGCATGGTCAATGGCCGTCTGGGATACGCCAAGCCTGCGAGCCAGGGCCGCGCTCGATGTGCCGATGTCGGCTCGTATGTGTTGCACCAACTCGTCATTCAGCCTGGCTTTGTGATGACGACCACCGCGATGGTATATCTTCTTGGTACCAATGGGGCCAGGCGCTTCTCGGTAGACCAGGCCCTTCCTGATTCGATGTATACAGCCTCGGCTCACGCCGAGAGTATCGGCCCACACTTCCTCGCTGATCTCGCCAGCACTCAGCCTGACCGCTTCCACTTGCCCGCTGGTCAGCCGCCTGCCAGGACCGTGGCGACCCAAGACTCGGTAGCGGTGCAGATTATTGTCGGCCCGAGTGGCGTATTCGAGGTTGTCAAGCCTGTTGTCGTGGCGAACGCCGTTCTTGTGATTCACATCCATTCCAGCCGGCGCAGGCCCCACGAAGGCAGCCATGACCACGCGATGCGTGAACACGCTTTTGCACTTGTTCCCTGGACGGGGAAAGCTGACGGCCTTATACCCGTTGACGGTGCGCTTCCCGACCACCTTTGCGACTCGCCCTTGGCTGCTCACGATGTAGCCGGGTTCGCCAGGCACGTCCTTCCAGACTTCTGTGTCCATGAGCACATCTTACCAGAGAGGCGGGCCGCGTAGTGGCCGACGTACAGGTCACATTCAAGACGGACCAGTTCATGCAGGCGCTGACGCCGGCGGTGAGCAAGGGCTTGTTCGCTGCCGCGACCGTGGGGGCAGCAAAGGCATCTGAACTCGTGAGTACCAAGTCGTTCCCGGATGTCTCCGCCCCCGGCGAGCCTCCTTCTCGCGACACTGGGCAACTGGAGGAGTCCATCGCTGCCGTCCACCCCGCGCGCCTCGGCACCCCCCTCAAGGCGTTCTACGGGGCGTCGAAGAGATATGCGCGGAAGCTGGAGTTCGGTGGGATCATCCGGGCGAAGAAGGGCAAGTTCCTTGTGGTGCCCGTCAACCGGCTGCTCGCACGTCGCGTCATCGCCCGCGGCGGTGGCAAGATCAAGGGCAATCCCCTGCTCCAGTTCGTCCCTAGCCCGAAAGGCGGCGGGGTTCTCGTTCTAAAGGACAAGGCCCGCATCGGCTATGGCTCAACGTTCAAGAAGATCCGCGGCAAGGCTTCCGAGACCTTCGCGGCTGGCACCGTCGTGTTCGTGCTCAAGAAGCAGGTGGTTATCCAGCCGCGGCCATTCATGGCACGGTCCGCGCAGCTTGCGGCACCCGCGATGAAGGACGCCTTCGTTCGCTCGGCCCGTGAAGAGTTGATGAAGGTGGCGACGGTGGACCGCAAATGAACATCGCGGACATCCATCTCGTTCTAAAGACTCGCGCGGCCGCGGACACCGGCTCGGGCGGACTGTTCAACGCCGCGTCGCCCCTCATCAATGCGTGGTACCCCAGCCGCATTCCTGCAAGCGTGCAATACCCCTACGTGGTCCAGACCGTGACGGGGGTGCCCAACCGGCCGGCTTTCGCCAAAGACGTGGTGAGCGTCACGTTCCGAGCGTCGGTTTGGGTGCCGTGGAAGTCGCACACCGACACAGACCCAATGCAGACGGCCAGCAACATCCTCAAGAGGATCTACGGCAACTGGAGTAGCAGCGCCCCAAGCACGCAGCCGACCCACGGTTTCCACAGGTACAAGCCAACGCTCACTTCCCCGTGGACGGCCACCTTCATCAAGTACGACGACACCTTTGACGAGTCCGACGACCACTACATCAACCTCATCCCGCAGTTCTCGTTCACGATGAGCCAATGACCTCTACTGGAGCTACATCATGGCAGCAGTCACCGGCATGGCCGGTTCTGTCTCGTGGGCCAACGGGTCCACAGGATCGAATCACACTCAGTTCACCAGCAACTCGACTACTGGCGGCGTGCCGATCCGCTTCACGCTGAACCTGAACGCCGACGAGTACGACACGACTTCGTTCGCAGCCTCTGATCCCACGTCTCTGTTCCTCAAGGGCCTGTCTTCATGGGATGGGGAGTTCGAGATCCTGACCCCGACCGCCGAGATCGGCAGCAATGGGCTGGTGACGTTCTCCCCTGGCTACACCGCGAACATCAGCGCGTACGACTTGGAGGTCGAGCGCAACGTTCATGAGGTGACGGCGTTCGGGGCAACGGCGAAGACCTTTATCCCTGGCGTGTACAGGTGGGGCGGTAGCTTCCGGGGCTTCCTTGACGACACGACCGCCGCCGCAGCCGTGGCCAACAGCAGCGAGCCCGCGTCGCTCACCCTGAAGTACTCCGAGCGAACCACGACGGACGCGACATTCTCGGGGACTGCCTTCACCACGCGCGCGGACATCGGCGTCAGTCCGCTTGAGGTCAACACCATCGGCTACTCGTTCCGCGGTAGCGGCGCTCTGACGCACTCCACGCCGACGACGGGCGACAACTTCATCACCACTGGGGCGCTTACGGGTGACACTGCGGGCACCCTGACGCTCACGTCAACGACCAGCCGCACGTATGCCGGTTCCGCGTTTTGGAAGTCCATCTCGCTCAGTGTGACAGCGGGCGGCCTCACTGTCATTCGCATCGGCTTTCAGGGCACATCCACACTAACCATCTCATGAACCCTGCCCGTTCCAATCTGGCACGTACTCGCCTTGGGGCTGGTTCATCCAGGTGTACACGCCGTACGCGCCCACGCCAAGGCACATCGCCACCAGGAGCACCACCAGTGCGGCCTTGAGGATGCCGTTCGCCACATCACCGCTGATATCGCGTGTCTCTTCCATGCCGTCACAGTACCTAAGGACTCGACCCCAGGCAATCCGTACCAATGGCTAACGACGCATCCCAACCAAATACCGGATCGGCTGGCGCAGCGGAAATCGCTTCGGTCGGCATCGGCGTCCATGCCAACATCGTCGGTCTTCAGACCGGCATGGCGCAGGTTCAGTACATCGTCAACCAGACGGCCGCGCAGGTCCGGGTGGATGCCACCAACATTGAGACGACCATCGAGCAGTCGAGCGCGAAGGCGGCTGCCGCCGCAGCGAGGACGGCCCAGTCGGTCAAGGTGTCGGCGGCCGACGCGGCCAGTGCCGTGCAGCAGAGTGTCGCAAACGCTGGACACGCCGCCTCGGCCGCGGTGGGCACGACCAGTTCGTTCGCGAAGCAGTTGAACCGGGCGAAGAAGGCCGCAACCGGCATCTTCAACAGCATGTTCGTAGTCCCCGGCGTCGCGGTGGCTGCGTACGCACTGGGCAAGCAGATCGGCGAGAGATTATTCCACGGTATCAAGGAGAAGATGCGCGACGAGCAGGTGGGCTTGGTCGTACAGGCCAAGCAACAGATTGCCGAGGCGCAGAGCGCGCTGGTGCAAGAGATCGCCAAGGCGCAAAAGGAGGCCGGGCAGCCTCCTATTGACTCAAACATCCTGAAGAGTGCCCAATCTGAACTCAAGACACTCGATGAAGAGATTGTGCGGATCAGGAACGGCGTAGAGATGATGCGAGGCGCTTACGCCCGGCTCCGTGCCCAGCAAGACACACTGACAGAGGGCACCGACGACCACCAGAGTGTTGTGGAACTGACCCAGAAGACGTGGGACGACATTCTGGCCGCCCAAAAGCGGTACGACGAACTAGCACAGCGGCGCGTCGCGACCGAGGAGCGGTACAACACGATCTTGGGACGGGGAAAGAACCTCCTGACCGATCAGGCCGAGATTGTCGAAAGGCGTGCCGCCGAGGAGAGGCGTGCCAATGCCCAGCGCGAGGTGGCCGCCGAGCGCATGTCCATAGACATCTCCAGAATGCGGTCGCTCATGGAACTGAGCGTGCGCCAGAAGTACCCCGTTGCACCCGGCGCTCAAGTCATCCGCGGAGGAGAAGGGAACCTCGTTCGATGACGGCCACCCTGCAAGGCGTCAAGTCCCACGGCGGGTCAACGGACGGCTCTAAGGCACAGATCGTCCTGCGATACCACGTGGACAGTCTTCCGCCTGGTGCTCTCTCCGACATCACCCTGCCGCCTATCGGAACGCCTTATCCGCTACTGCCGCCGGACCCGTTCTTTCCGATGCTGGCGGATCGGTACGACTGGGAGCCAGTGGGCGACAACAAATCCACCTGGGTGGATGTCGTGTATTCCAACGACCGCTCCGGCCGGCTCGCGCCTCATCCCGACAAGACGCGACCCGGCTTCCAGAGCGCGAGCGTGGACTTTCAGGACACTCTCGGCGAGTTCCCCGCTGTGCTCACGTACCCGGCCAAGGTGCCCGGTACCAACGGAACGACAGCGCGGTTTGGTGACACAACGATTTACAAGCCGGAAGAAACCCGCGTGGTCTATGAGATCAACGTGGTGTTGCAGGGCTTCCAGAATGCCAACCAGTTCGCTGTGATTGGCCAGCAGAACGGCCGCCTCCACAAGATCCAGGGACGCTACTACCGCTTCAAGGCCGGACGCATTACGCAGACCGAGAAGACGGCGTGGGAGACGACGTACACGTGGACGGAGGACACGGGTACGCCGCCGCCGCTGGGGTTCACGCCCGGCGGTGCGTACGTCGCCACCATTCCCATCGGTCCATCCGCTGACGAGCGGACGCTATTCCTCCCTCCGGCCGGTCAGAACAAACTCAAGGAATACGACGCCACTCTGAACGACAACGCGATCTATGTGCGATCCCCTTACCACTTTGTGTCCTTCTACATGACCAACGCCATGCAGCCGGTGTGGTACCAGATCCTCCAGCATCGCCTGGACGCGAACGGCTGGCAGGCGCTGCCCGGCAACCTACAACTCTAATGCCCACGCTCGTCAAGTCATATCCAGGCGAAGTAGTCGCGATCAATGGAACCTCCACGGGTCCGTGGGCACCAGCGCCGGCAACGTCGTTTACGTACCACGTGGACGTGACGATGGACGACCAGGTGCGTCGGCTTGAGAACATCAAACCGAACTGCGAGCGCTGGCCCGATTCACTGAACGTCAGTCCAATCGCTATCGGCACCCTCGTGACCGTGTTCACGGTGGGCACGGCGCACGTTCTTGATGCCCGCGAACTCCCCCACTTCGCCCCCTGCTCCCAGTCCCGCCCGTCGCTGTCGCCGGGGCAGGGGCTCATCGCCGCCGTCAACGCGATGGACGACGCGGAGAAGGCGGCCCTACGCAAGGCGCTCGGACTATGAAGAACCCCAGCAAGGGCAATCTCAGGGTTATCGACCTGGCCGACCGCAAGGGCCGGGTCGTGGCCATCACCGGATGGAAGATCGACACCGTGGACTCGTTCCTCCGCCCGACCGAGGGGTACACGGTCGGGTCGTTCGAGGTCAAGAACGCGGTTGGCACCCTCTCCTCCGGCGTCATCGCGCTGGTGGTGACGAACGAGCCCGAGGGCACGCAGGGCGTGGCGCCGGCCACGGCCGTGACCAGGAACGCCGCGGGCATGACCGCCCCCTTCGACATCCGCTCCCCCTTCGCCGGCCTCGCCGTGACCACCACGCAGAGCAACTGCACGGTGGACGCCTTCCTCTACCTCACCAAGACCCACACCTGACCTACGGAGTCCTAGATCATGGCACAGACCGTCCGCTACTGGCGTGCGCCCGGCACGCAGCCCGGCGACCTGAACACCGCCGGCAACTACCACGACGGCGTGTACGGGGCGTCGGCCGTTCCGCTCGCGTCCAACATCGTGTACTTCAACGAGGACTCGGGGACCATCTCCGGCAGCCCCGCGACGCTCAACCTCGCGCTCGCGCACGTGGGCGTGACCCGGGGCCACACCGGCACCGGCGGGGGGACGGGCACCAGCCTGACCATCGCCGTCAACACCAACGGGACCGGCCAGTACGCCAACCACGTCTTTGAGTACGCGGCGGGCGGCGGGCGGTGGTACGTCACCGCGGGCACCAACGGGATCGGCATCGTCCGCGTGGACACGCTGGGCAAGCTGTTCCTCACCGGCGGCACGATCAACACCCGCCTGGAGGTGGTCGCGGGCGAGGTCGATGTCAACGACTCGGTGGACCTCTCGGGCAAGATCATGGACGTGTACGGGGGGGCCGTGAACGTCGAGTACAAGGCGGACGGCACGGACCCCACGGTCAACGTCTACGGCGGCGTCACGATCCTGCGCCGGCCCGCGGGCACGATGACGGTGAACGGGGGCCGGGTCATCGTGCGCGTGGAGAAGGAGACGGGCGGCGCGGCCACGCTCACCGTGAACAACGGGGAGGTGGACTGGCAGGCCGGCAACGTCACCTCGGCGCTCAACCTCAACAGCGGCAGGATGACGTTCAGGAACGCCATCAAGCCCATCGACCTCTCGGGCGCGACGGTCACGGCGGCCGACACCGACATCGACATCATGACCGCGCCGGGCTCCAAGATCACCTGGCCGGCCTCAACCTCCATCGTGCTCAAGGCCGGCAAGGCGGCACAGCTCATCGCCCGGGTGGCCAGCGCGACCATCTAGTGGCCGACTCGCTCCTCATCGTGGGCTCCGCACTGGCGACCTCCGGCGGTGGGCTCGTCACCACCGCCGGGGGTGCGCCGTGCTGCTGCGGCCAGGGGGGCTGCGTCCCGCCGAACACGCCCTGTGCGCGGCCCCCGTGCCTGCCCCGGTTGGGGATACACCGGCTCCGGCGGTTCAGCGGCCCCAGCGGCGAGAACGTCGTCATCGAGTACGACTTCCAGGCCCCCGCGTGCTGCGGCCCGGCGGAGAACTGGACCGGCAGTTACCTGTTCTCCCGCCGGACCACGACGTACGCGCAGATCGGCGGGGTGTGGCGCGCGTACTCCTGCGAGAGCCTCCGGGTCGAGGGGGCGGGTGGGATCGGCCACAGCAGTTCGTCGCTCTCGTGGGCCATCCCCGTGACGTTCACGCGCCGCGACTGCTTCACCGGCCGCGTGGAGGTGTCCCGCGGCACGGTCCCGTTCACGGCCTGCACGGTCGGCGCCGGGGTGGGCCTGCCCCTCGCCCCGTTTGTCGGCACCTACTTGGAGGGATTCGAGCGCTGGCAGGGGGGGGCGTACGAGGGCCAGCAGTCCTACATGTCCAGCCAGTTGCCGGGCGGCTCCCCGAACCCCTACGGCGCGGACTACCTGCGGGTGGTCCTGCACCCGGGGCGGGTGCCCGAGTGCGCCACGGGGTGGCCGCTCGGCGCGTGCTGCTGCCGGGGCAGGTGCTTCGACCAGATGTCGGCCGCCGCCTGCGGCCAGATGGGCGGCGGGTGGCTCGGGCCGGGCACGCGCTGCGAGTCGCCGAGTTGCGCCACCCTGCGGGGCGCGTGCTGCCTGCCCGATGGGGTGGGTTGTCGGGTATCGACCGAGGAGCAGTGCACGCGTGTCCACGGCTACTTTCACGGCCCGCTGACGACGTGCGAGCGGGTCATCTGCGCCGGGCCGACGACCGCGGCCTGCTGCCTCCCGAATGCGACCTGTGAGCACCTGACCCGGCAGGCGTGCGAGGCGCGCCAGGGGGAGTGGCGGAAGGGCCTGACGTGCCAGGACCCCAACGTCTGCGGCGCGCCCGACCGTCACCCGTGCTGCTACACCGGGCCGAACGGCGTGGAGTGCGAACTGACCACGCTGGAGGAGTGCAACGCCCGGCAGGGCGAGTACCACCCCGAGAGCGTGGATTGCGAACTCGTGAACTGCACGGGGGCGTGCTGCCACCGCCAGCAGCACGGGTGGCAATGCAGCCAGGAACTCCAGTCCCAGTGCGCGATCCTGAACCAGGGGACGTTCTACGGCTACGGCTCGGTGTGCGAGGGCGTCCCGTGCCCGCCGGACCCGGGGCGTCTGTTCGTCCCGCCCGCCCGCTCCAGCCAGATCGTGGTGCCGGGGCGGGGCTGCTCCACCTGCGGCGGCGGGGGGACCGGGGGGCTCACGCTATGAACCTCGCGCAGTTGACCAGGGCGGCGCTGGTGGGCGTCCACGGCGGCGCCAAGTACCTGACGGCGCTGGCCACGGGCGACACGGCTGGCGATGCGGCGGTGACGGCCCGGCGGGAGGCGTGCCGGGCCTGCCCCTCGCGGGTGCGGGCGCGGGTGCCCGGGACGGACGCGGAGTCCGACTGGTGCGGCCCGCCCCTGACGCCGCAGGCGGACCCGCCGACGTGCGGGTGCCTGCTCGCGGGCAAGACGGCCGTGGCCAGCGAGGAATGCCCGCAGGGACGGTGGCCCGCTTTTGTAGCATCGGCTACAATGGACCGTCGCCCGCTACCGCCACCTACTACGGCTCCGGGGGCTTCTTGACCGCGACTGCGACCATTGAGGTGTGGTCTACCCCGGGTGCGCCCATCCGTGGTCGCACCGTCGTCGGCCAGCCCTTCGGGCTCCTGGCGCAGATCTGGCCCGAGACGGCCCCGCGGATCGCGCTGGTCGAACTGCTGAGCTGCCGATTCCTCGGCAACGGCGGGGGGCACCGGCAGTCGGGCGCGTTCCTCGCCAACGTGGACCGGGTGGTGGTCCGCAACTGCCTCTTCGACCACAACGGCTACGACGGCGTGCGCGAGCCCACGGACTGCCACAACCTCTACATCCACGCCACCTGCGGCGAGATCGTGGTGGAGAACTGCGTCTTTGCCCGGGGCGGCTACCACGGACTCAAGGCGTGCACCGACCAGGCGGGCAAGCGGCTGGTGGTGCGCCACAACCTGTTCCTCGACAACCCCTGCCACATCGGCGTGGGCGACTGGGGCAACGAGCCCAAGCAGGCGTTCCGGGGCAAGGCCAGCATCTACGGCAACGTCATCGTGGGCGGGCGCGTGCGGCCCAGCTTCGAGACCATCGGGATCAGCGTGTGCCCGGTCCATGCGGACGTGACGATCCGGGACAACGTGTTCGGCCCCGGGGTGGTCAACCCCTACGCGGTCGATGCCGGGTCGTACCGCCGCAGGGGCATCGCGGAGCCCGTCCGCTCCGCCCGCACCGTGGCCGACTACCTGCTCACGCTGGGCCTGCGGACGGCGGACCCCACCGCCGCGTTCGTGGCCCTGTGCCTGGAGGACTTCGGGCACCGCGAGCGCTGCATGGGCTTCATCCGCCAAGGAGCTGCGTAGATGGCCGAGTTCTATATCAACGGCGACACCGGCGACGACGCCAACGCGGGCACGGAACTCGCCCCGCGCAAGACCCTGCCCACGTCGATCAGCAGCGGCGACGTTCTGTACCTCGCCGGCACGATCCGGGGCGCGACCACGCCCACCGGGGCGGCCACGGCCAACGCCTCGCTGACCACGTACACGAACAAGTCCAACGTCACGGTCCAGCAGTGGAAGGGGCAGACGCAGGCGGAACTCCGCGGGGACGTGCAGCTCGTGCAGAGCGGCTGGACCGCCAGCACCAACGCCTGGCAGAAAACAATCGCCACGGGCCTGACCCTCTCCCACGTCGTCTACAAGTGGGACGCCAACATCGACGGCTCCGGCCGCCACTACGGGTTCCTGCAATCGGATTCTCTGGCCAACGTCCAGAACGCCACCGGCTCCACCGGCAAGTACCACTACGCCAGCGGCACCGGCGTGCTCAGCGTCTACCTGGGCGGGGACAACCCCAACACCAGCGGCTTCCCCGTCGCCTACTGCGCGGTCGATGGGTCCACCGCGATCTTCTTCAACGGCGGCACGGGCAACGTGGTGGACGGCATCAACTTCGCACTGTACCCCGGGGGCTCGGACTGCTACTGCGTGCGGATGGACGACAACCAGAACTCCATCATCCGCCTGTGCACGGCCCGCGACGCCGGATTCCACGCCTTTGGGTTCCTGGGGCAGACGGTCGCCAACGTCAACAACACAATCGAGGGCTGCGCCGGGTACGGGCTCCGCCACGACGGCACCTACACGGTCCACTACACCACGAACGCGGCCGGGTCGCTGAGCGGGGCGGTGGTCCGGGCGTGCGCCTTCCACGGCTACCGCTACCTCGGGCTCGACGGCGCCGTGCTCGGGGGGCTCTCCGCCAACGGGCAGATCGGGTGCTACGCGCACGCGGACACGGGCTCGCCCGTCACCGGCGTTCTCTACGACGGCTGCACCTTCACGTATTACGCCGGCGAGACGGGGTTCGTCCCCTACGACGCCGCGAACACCACCGCCCCGAGCGACAAGTGGGACTGGTCCACCTACCCGGTGCGGGCCGACCGCTGCACGGTCACGGGCGGCATCCACTGGCGACTGAGCCAGTACATGGCGTCCCGGCGCTGCACGATCCACATGACCCGCTCGGGGTCGTCGGGCGCCGGCGTCGGCCAGCCGGGCGTGATCGGCTTCACCGCCACCGGGGGCGCGGCCTACGGCGTCCTCTTCGAGGCGTGCGAGATCATCTTCGACGGCGACGGGCTGGCGGGCGTCCGGAACTTCGTGGTGCACGGGGCCAACCACGACATCCGCCTGCTCAACTGCTCGGTGTGGGAGGCGGCGACCACGGGCGCGGGCGAGGCCCACATCATGTTCGCCTGGAACTCGATCAACACCGCCCACATCCGCGCCCGCGGCTGCGTGATCGGGTTCCTCACCGAGGGGTGGTCCACCCTCTGCTGGGAGGACGCGAGCACCGACGCGGCCCACCACGACTTCCTCGACTGCGCGTACTACTTCCTGCGCTCCGGCGACAACATGAGCGAGAACACGTCGCTGGACTCCAAGAGCGAGTGGGCGGCCAGCGTGGACACCAGCGCCCGGCAGCTCGCCGCGGCCCCCTTCCCGTCCGCCCCGACCAACCTCTCGCTGACCTCGGCCTCGTCGGTGTGGTCGGTGCGCCGCGCCACGTCCGACATTATCCCCGCCGTTGGCATCAACGCCGGCTACGCCAGGTTCTACGGCGCGTGGCAGTACCCGCCCCGGGCGGCGGTGAGCCGGCTTCTTGGCCTCTAACCCACCTACCGGAGCCACGTATGCACTTCCAGTTCCAGATCGCGGGCCAGGACGCGGAGACGGCCCGCACCATCACGAAGGCGAACATCGCCGCGTCCCAGACCGCATCCTCCCTCGTCGCCGCCGTGACCGGCAAGAAGATCCGCGTGGTGGCGCTGGCGATGGTCACGGGCGGGACGGCCACCGACGTGACCTTCAACAGCGCCAGCACGGCCATCTCGCCCCTGTTCGCCAACGGGGCCAACGGCGGGGCGGTCCTCCCGTTCAACCCGGTCGGCTGGTTCGAGACGGTGGCGGGCGAGGCCCTGACGGTCACGACCGGCGCGGGCTCCACCACCGGCTTCCTCATCTCCTACGTGCTGGTGTAACCATGAAACCCATCATCACCCTCCTCGCCCTGTGCCTGCTCGCGGGCTGCACCACGTTCTCGCACCGCTCCAGGACGGGGGCGGACGGGTCCAAGGAACGGTCCACGTCCTACACCTCGATCCGCGACGACGCGGCGCAGCGGATGGGGTCGATGGTCTCGGACGGCCTGGGCTGGGCCGCGGAGAACCCGCTGGTGTCCGCCGCGGCCAGCGTCCTGGGCCTCGGCGGCGCGGTCGGCTGGTTCAACCGGCGGGCCGGCAAGAAGGCCGACGCCGCGTGGGACGAGGCCGACCAGAAGCGGAAGGAGCAGGCGGACAAGGAGCGGGAACTGCTGCTGACGGTGCTCGCCGCGAAGGGGCCGAAGCCGTGAGCCTTCGCTGGCGGGCCGATGGCCGGTTGCTCTGCGGGGCCAAGAGCGAGGCCCAAGATGGCGATGTGTACTTCGATGACGGTCAGCAGTACGAGATGAGCCGTCGAGGCATCATCGTGCCCGACGCGAACGAGGACGCCAACGGCCTGTGGCATTGGCAGGCCCCGCCCATTCCGCCGGACTGGGCGACCTTTCACCAACCAGGACTCTCCCGATGGGCCACGCCGTAGCACATCGCCTGTTCCAGATCACCGAGCCCGACCTGGTGGACTTGGAGCACACCCTCCCGGCGCTGCTTGACCGGATGTACCCGCACCTCGACAACCGCCAGCGCGCCCAGTGGCGCAAGGTGCAGCGGATCATCACTGACGTGCGGTGGAACTACGGCCCACCCGGGGAGTGCGAGGTTATCCCGGCGGATGGGGATGGGCCGACTCCATGACCGCCCGCACCGTCCGCAACCTGTCCCTGATCATGTGTACCGCGTGCGCGGGGGTGGTGTCACATGCGACGGAAGGTCTCTCGCATGATGCCGTCCGACCCCCGCTCGCCGCGAACGTAACCAAACTCCCCGCCCCGCCAGCCGACGCCCTCATACGACACGACCTCGCCCTCGTCGGTGCGGTCAATGGCGTACTCGTTGACGCACAGGCCGTTCACGCCACCGTTCTTCTGGAGTGCGTCCCGAAGGGTGGTCAAGGACGCAATGAGCCGTTCGCCCAGTGTTGCCATCCCCCCATTGTACCGCCCGGAGCCACCTCGCCGTGCCACCCAAAGACAAAGTTGAACTGATCTACGACGAGGTCGTCACGATCAAGGAACTGCTCACCGGCAACGGCGAGCCGTCCAAGGGCCTCATCGTGCGCGTGGACCGGCTGGAGCAGGCGGAGCAGAAGCGCGGCGTGTGGGTCGGCGCGGCCGTGGTGGCGGGCGTCGGCGCGGCCGTCACGACGGTGTGGGCCAAACTGACCGGGGGGCAGTGAGCCGTGCTCACCCGCTGGGCCGCCCTCTTCGACACCCACGGCGACGAGGCGGACAAGCCCGCGCTGGAGGCGGCCCGCGCGTTCCTGGCCGACTTCAAGCCCACCGTGAGGGTCGGGGGTGGCGACCACTGGGACTTCCGCTGGCTCCGCAAGAGCGCCAGCAACGACGAAGCGGCGGAGTCCGTCACCGCCGACTTTGAGGCCGGGCTCGACTTTCTCGCGTGGTATCGGCCCACGGTGCTGACGCTCGGCAATCACGACATGCGCCTGTGGGACTTGCTCGACAAGCCCACGTCCGGGGCGCTGCGGCACCTGGCCACCCAGTGGATCGACCGTATCGAGGTCACGCTCAAGGGGTGCCAGATCCTCCCGTACTGCAAGCGCAAGGGCGTCTACCGCCTGGGGGATCATGCAGTTGTGCATGGGTACTCGCACGGGCTGGGGGCGATCAGGAAGGCGGCGCTGGTCTACGGCAACGTCATCATGGGCCACGTCCACCGGGTGGAGGCGGTGCGGGTGGAGCGGCACGACGGGGCGTGGGGGTACGGGGCGGGGTGCCTCTGCCGGCTGGACTTCGACTACGCGCGTGCCAACGTCGGCACGCTGGCGCAGGAGCGCGGTTTTGCATACGGGGTCATCACCCCGAGCGGAAGGACCATCGTATGGCAGGCTCGCGAAATCGACGGCACGTGGCTGTTCCCCAGCGAACTGACGCCGACCTCATCACCGCCGCGCTCGCGGAACTCGCGGGCCGCCCGACCGGCGGCGGCGACCCGGGCGCGACGGTGATGGAGCTGGTGTCGAGCACGGGCCTCCCGTCCGACAAGGTGCGGGCGCTCTTGGCGGGCCTCAAGGCGCAGGGGCGGCTCATCGTCGGCCGCCGCCACCGCGAGAACCTGGCGGGCCACCCCTCGCCGGTTCCCGTCTACCGCGTGAAGCCATGACCCCGGAGCCCGCCTTGTCCTACGCCGAGACCAAACTGCTCGGGGAGTACCAGCCCCTCTTCGACCTGATCGGGCAGCCCCCGGTGGGGACGCACCTCGATCTTTTGGACGCCTATCTGCGGCTCATCGCGCTGGGCATGATCTACCGCGCGGGCGGGCGCGTGGCGGTGAACACGCCGCGGGTCGCGCTGGTCCGACTGGCCTGCGAGATGGTGCGGGCCACGCCGAAGGGTGCCGATGGAGCCCGACCCGATTGACACCGCCCTGGACGCCGAGCCCGACGCGCCGTGGTGGCTCGGCGGGAGCGACGGCGACACCGAAAGGACCAGACCGTGAAGCAACTCATCTGCCTGCTCGTGCTCCTGGCCGCCGCGGCCCTGGCCCCGCTCGCCGTGAGCGGCACCGGGAACCGCCGCACCGACCTGCTCGCGCTCGACCTGCAAGTGGCCGCGTGCGCCGACTGGCCGCTGGAGGGGTACGTCGAGCCCCAGACGGACGTGCCGCCCACGTTCCCGCCGCGGGGGTTCTGGATCTGGTGGTACTGGCGCTACATGGAGAACCAGTTGCCGCCCGGCCACCGCGTGTACTGCGGCGTGACCTGCCCCGAGTTCTCCGCCGACCGCGACCTGGCCGCCGAGGTGGCGGACGACCTGGACGTGTCCTATTCCACGTCGGACACGGCGGAGGACATCTGCAACCTGATCGTGGCCGAGTACTGGGACGAGATTCAGTAGCCGCCGTCCGCACCGTGCTGCCCGTGGGCAGGTTGTAGGCATATACTCCTCTGTTGCGTGGGTGAAAGTCGGCCTCGTGCCGGGACGTGCGAAAGCGCGTCTAGCCCACGGACAGAGATTGGAAGCCCCGGCCTGCGTCGCGTTGGCATCAGCCCCGGCGTAGAACCGGGGCTTTCTCTTTGGACACACCCCGGCCGGGGCCGGGGTGGTTGCTTTATTGGTGCCACCCCCTCCGCTCCGCCTCTTCCACCGCCGCCGCCAGGGCATCCACCAGCGCCGGCTCGCTCACGTCGATGATCTCGTTCGTGCTCGCCGAGTCCCGGATCTTGACCCGCACCCGCCACGCCCGGCGCGTCGGCTGGCCGTCCCGGGTGCAGATGGCCGACCAGAACCGGAGGCCGCCAGCGCCGACCGTCTGGTACTCGGTGCACCGATGCATCGAGCAGTCGCACCGGGCGTCCAGGGCGGCGAGCCGGGACCAGAGTTCGGGCGGGATGGGCTGGGGGGCGGGCATGGGGGAGGGTACGGCCGGGGTGGTTGTTTGGGGGGAGGGTGGGTAATATCTCGGCAATGCGGTACGCCGCAGGTGGCGCGCCCGTACGGGCTCGCGTCGGGGGTGCCTTCGAGAGAGGGCCGCGCCCTGATTCCAACACTCCCGCCCGTTGACTGGGTTGAGGCGGGGCGCTGGTGCCGATTCCAAGGGCGCACCTCACGCGGCAGGCGTCACGGGCCGCATGGAGTCTCGCATGGTTCACTTCTGGCGACAGCGCAAGCGTGGGAGTTGGCGGACGAAGCACCGCAACGATGTGAGCCGCTGGCACGACGTGGCCGTGGCGAACGCCCAGCGGCGGCGCAGGCCCCAAGAAGGCAAAGGCAGAGACATATCAGACGGTGGATGAACTGATCGAGGCGCACGTTCGCCGCCGCAAGAAACACCCCCGGGGATAGCATCCCCGGCCCGACCCCCCGGCACGCGCGGCTGGGGGGTTCCGTTTTTCCCCTGTTCACCCCTCCCCGAACCGTTCACAATCCCCTTGACAGGACCACCCGGCTGGGGTGTAATGCCTCCCGCACGGACGCCTAACGGGGCCACAGGACGGCCACGGGGCAGGCGATGGGAGAGGCGGCGAACATCGTGTGGATCGGCCCGGCGCGGGACGTGCCGCGCCTACGCCTCGTTCATGATCTTGATGCTGCTGGACACCACGCGGTCCCAGATACCGAGCACCGCGTAGAGCCGCCGGTACTGGCGGGGGGTCAACTCGCCCCGGCCGTTGAGCAGGGCGTCCAGCCTGTAGAGGGGGACCCCCGCCGCCTTGGCCGCGTCCTTGATCGTCGGGAACTTCCGCAGCACCAGCCTGCGCAGCGCGCGGGCGTACTCAAGCGGCAGGTCCATAACGCACCCCAACGGCACGTTCCGCATAGTGAGTTTTCCCCGGAGAACCTGGCCGGCCCGGTGACTTGCGCGTCCGTGAAGATTCCCTCATGCGATTCCGCAACACGGGACATACCTCGGCGTACTCACTCCCCGGTGGGGCTGGAGCGTTTGTTGGGCGACGGAGTTGCCCATTCTGATTTGTTGCGGATACTGACCGAGATTGCACCGGCCGCGCTACCGCTTTTGACCCGCGCCGTCCTGGCCCTGGAGTCCATCGCCGCGCGCGGGCCGATAACGGGATTCTCCCCGGATTCGGTGTCTGGTCAGTTGCGTCCGGCGCACAGTTGTGCTAACCCTCATCCTGTGACCGCCACCACCGACCCGGCCGTGCAGGAAGGCACATGGCCGGAACACTCATCGTCGCTGTGGGCCAAGGACCAGGCCCGCCGCCAGATCGCCCCCAGGCTCATCGCCCAGAAAGTCGAGGTCGTCAAGCGCTTCGGCGCGAAACTGGCCTGGACGCGCGCCGGGGATATCCGCCCCGGTCCGGTGATGGAAGAACTCACCCGCATGGGCGAGAAGGACGGCTGCACGCCCAAGACGATCAACAACACCCTCTCGGCCCTGAACACCTGGGGCAAGTGGCTGGCCGAGCGGGAGGAAGTCACCCGCAACCCTTTCGAGGCCATCCGCCCGTCCCGCACCTTCGGGGCCGATTCCTACCGCGCCCTGTCGATGGCGGAGATCGAGGCGCTGCTCGCCGTGGCCGACGCGGACGAAGCCTCCCCCACCCCTCGCTTCACCGTGAAACGAGCCCTGATCTACCGCGTCGCGTACGGCACCGGCCTGCGCCGCGGCGAGATCATGCAGCTTCGGATCGAGGACGTGGAGCTGGGCTCGACGCCGCCTCGCATCCGCGTGCGGGCCAAGGTCGCCAAGACCAAGCGGGCGCAGCACGCGATGATCCCGCCGTGGCTGATCGAGCCGCTGCGGGCCTGGATGCGCGGGCGGGAGATGCGCGACCTGCTGTTCGAGAAGTTCCCCCACCCCCGCGTGTTCGACGGGGACTTCGCGGACGCCGGCATCGGCAGCATCGGCGGCCAGCGTGCCACCTTCCACAGCCTGCGCAAGTCGTTCGTGACCATGCTCGCCCTCTCGGGCGCCGAGCAGATCGAGGTCCAGAAACTCGCCCGCCACTCCGACCCCCGGCTCACCTCGACGGTCTACACCGACCAGCGGTTACTCCCGCTGGGGCGGGCGGTTATGGCGCTCCCGGAGCCGGGTGCAAGTGAGAATCCGTTAGCAGGACAAAAAAACCGCCAGATTATTCTTGACGGAGTGACAGGAACACCCGATACTCCGGGCGTGCAGACCGATACCCTTCGCCATCACGGCGTTTCAGCCCCGGCTCGGCCGGTCGCGCGGTCTGCACAACCATCGCCTGTCGAGTCCGGGTTCAACCGCCGTGGGCCTGTGGCCGCCTCAGCGGCCGTTTCTTCGCATCAATGGGCGCAACAGGACTTGAACCTGCATCCACAGGGGTGGAAACAGGACGGCCCGGGTGCCCTCACTGGAGCCTCCTGTGGAACGACGCCCCATGCCCTGGTGGGCGATGGTCTCACTGCCGATCATGGTCCCGCTGACGCTGGCGGTGGCCTGCGTCATGGTGATCGTGGCGGTGGCGGTGGGGTTCCCGCTCGCCGTGTTCAGGACGGTAGTGGAGATGGTGTGCGGCCTCTGGCGGTGGGAGCCCCCACGCTGGGTCGAGCGATTGCCGCCGCTCTGGTGAACCCCCCTGGGCAGGGCGGTGCTGCAAATCCTGACGGTCTGAATACCCAGTCCGCCCCCGATTCTGGGCTCTCGGCGGGTGGGCTCATTTGTGGCCCGGACGGCTCTTGCTCTGCCCAGACCGGGGCGGGGAGATGGCCGGGCAGAGCCGGTGATGAACCGGCCCGCGGCGTGGGAAGCGCCGCATCCTTTGTCACTCACAACGCCGGTCGGCCGGGTGATGCCATCCCGGGTGTGGCTCCATGCCGCACCGCCCCGGGCACGGGGGACGACCGGCACCTGCATTCCCCCACCCACACCCCCCCCAGCGGCGGGGCGTGCGGTGCGACCCGGGCCGCTGGGGAGACACGGGATGCCCAAGATCAAGTGGACGAGCCTGGGTTGGGAGCTGGCGTTCGTCCTGTGGCTCGTCACGATCCTTCTGGATCGGCACATGGATCGGGAGCCGCCCATGTCATCTCTGGCCCTGATGCTTGCGGCGGCGATCCAGACCGTTCGGCACGACCGGAAGGACTAGCCCCCTCCCCCGCCCGTCTCGCCGCGCTCGCGGAGTGGACCAAGGCCCTGATCGCGGCCGGGCTGCTGGGGGCGTTGCTGCTCACCCTGGCCACGTCCCGCGCCGCACCACCAGAACGACTCGCCACCGGCCCACGCCGCGTCATCGCGGGCGCGTGCACGGCCCTGCCCTAGGAGACACGCATGGAGACGAAGCACACGCCGGGACCGTGGGTTGTGAGCACAGGAACGGTGCAGTTGCATGTCTATGGCACGGCCCACATCTGCTCCGTAGGCACAGGTGAATATGACCGAAACAAGCCGATCGGCACGCCGACGGAGCACGCCAACGCCCGCCTGATCGCCGCCGCGCCGGAACTGCTCCACTACGCCAAGGCCGCCGACGCCTGGGAGATACTCAACAAGAAACCCGACGGGGTGAGCGCGCGGGAACTCGATGAGTTTGCCCGCGCCTGGGATGTGCCGCTCAATCAACGCATTGGCCCGTGGCTCCGAGAAGTGCGGCGCGCCGCCATCGCCAAGGCCACCGGCCACGCCCTCTCCATCCCCGCCGCGTCCGCGGGAGGTGCGGCATGAGCACAGCAACCGACCGAGCCGAAGCCATCGCCCGCGACGCTCTGGCCGATCAGGCCATCGAAGCGTGCCGCCTGTTCCGCGACCTGCGCCCGGTGCTGTTCCGGCTCCACCGCGCCGACGTACGGGCGGACCTGATGGCCGCGATGGCCAAGGCGTGCACCGTCGCGGAATCGGCCGACGCGCTCCTGCCGATGCGGGAGGGACTGGCCGAGATCGCGGGCGGCGATGCCCGGGACAACCGGGAGCACGACAAAGCGACGCGGGCGCTGATGGCCGCGGTGGCGGCGGCCCCCGCCGTCTCGCTCGGCCAGGGGGAGTATCGACGCGACTGGCCGGCGGACGGCACGGGGATGTTCCCGGGTGGGGGTGGGCGGTGAAACTCAACATCGACCTACCCGACGACTGGGCGCACGCCATCGCCCGCTACGACCTGATCTTCGATCGGTTCATGAAGAACCGGCAGCACAAAGAGGCTGCGGCCTTCAAGCAGTCGGTGATGCAGCAGATGCTGACGGCCTTGCAATCGCCGGTGCGCAAGGCCCTGCACGAGCAATCCGCCGGGGCGGTCCCGGCGGGGCAGGATGCGACGGGGGCCACGGACGGCCAGGTACAGGAGGAGGCGCGATGAAGAAGAAGCAGGATAAGACACCCGACAAGGTGCTGGTTGATGTTGCGACACTCAAGTGGATGCAGGATCAATGGCATGAGCTAGCCAAGTTTCTGCGAGAGATCGCAGAACGCGATATGGACGGCGACCTTCCCACACTTGATGGCAAGACGCTGTACCGCATGGGCAGCTTGACCCGCGCGTACGAGGTGTGTTCGCGGTACGCCATGAGCCGGATCGATGTGCACCACGTGAAGGCCACAGACCTCACCCCGAAGGCGATGGAGGCGATGGAGGCGAAGGCGGGGCAGAGGGTGACGCCATGACCCACCACCCCCACCACGCGAACAGCCGTGACCCCGAGCCCGACGCGGACGGGGCGAGACGGCGGGAGGAGGGCGCGGCGGCGATGGGGCACCCAGACAGGGAGCCGACGCTGCCGGTCAGGGTTGGGAAGTACGTGGTGGACGTGCCCCTGTCCAGCCTGATCGACCAGATGCGGGACGAGTTCGAGGACAACGACGGCAACGGAGAGGAGTGAGCCATGAACCAGAGCGAGAGCATCGCCAAGCTGGCACCGGCGCTGGTCGCGGCCGTGGCCGAGATGGGGCCGGTGTCCAAGTCCGGCAACAACACGTTCGACCGCTACACCTACGCGAAGCTGGAGGACTATGTGAAGGCCGTGGCCCCCGTGCTGGCGAAGCACGACCTGTGCCTCATGTCGGGCGTGCCGGAAGTGTTCTGCCTGGAGAGCCGCACGACGAGGAACGGCGGGACGGAGAACGCCTGCCGCGCCCGGCTCACGATGCGGCTGCTGCACAAGTCCGGCGAGTGGATCGAGGCCGAGTCCTTCGGTGAGGGGCAGGACCGGGCGGACAAGGCCACGTACAAGGCGATCACGGGAGCCCGCAAGTACGGGATCGCGTCCCTGCTGGGGCTCGCCACGTCGGACGACCCGGAATCGGACGAGCAGGTGGGCCAGTCCAAGGGCGCGGCCAGGGGCACCCCCACGAAGTCATCCGCCCGTACGCCGCGCAACGTGCCGGAGGTCATCGGCCGCGACGCGCCCGTGCCGCCCCCAGAGGTCGCCGAGACGGGCCGGGACTGGCGGGCGGGCCTTACGGCAGCGGAGGTCATCGAACGCGACAGTATCGCCGACTCCATCTGGAACATCTGGAAGGACGCCGGGGGCGGCACGGCGCTCAAGTCGCTGGACGACGTGCACCGCGCCATCCGGCACCGCATCCACAAGCGGATCGGTACCGCCGAGATCACGACGGACCACTACCGCCAGGAGCGTGTCGCGGCGAAGGCCGCCCTTGAGAAGCACAAGAGCGAGCTGGAGAAGAAGGCTCGCGCGTCCCACGTCCCGGCCACCGCCGGGGCCACCTGATCCACCCGACCCCGCGCGTGGGCGCGCGCCTGCGGCGGGGATTCTTCGTCTCTCCTCCTCTGCTCCCGTCGTGCCGCAAGGCTCGGCGGGAGATTCAAAGAGCCTCCTCCTCCTCTAAGCCCGGCGTCGGTTCGTTCCGTCGCCGGGCCTTCAAACGGCCATAGGGCCAATCTGAATGAAGTTTCACCGGCACGGACGCACCCCATGAGCATCGCCCCCCGCCCAAGTTTTGGCCCCCTGTTCAGCACGCCCGACGCCCAGCGCGCCCGCGACACCGCGATCCAGCGTGTCGCCGTCGCCGCCGACCCCGGGTGGATGGAGAAGGCGACGGAGGCCGGGCGGCACGTCTGCCGGCAGATGGCGCACTTCACGACCGACGACATCGTGGCCGTGCTCGCCGCGGCCGAGGTGGCCCCGCCGCGCGAGGCGCGGGCGCTGGGGGCGGTGATGGTGCGGCTGCGTGAGGCCGGGCTGTGTACGCCGACCAACACCTACCGCGAGTCGAGGCAGGTGCAGAACCACAGGCGCCCGATGCGGGTGTGGCGATCACTGGTGGTGGGCGCCCAGGAGGCAAACGGTGGCAAGTAAGAAGCACGTCCGTGATTGGTCGGGCACCACGCAGTACGCGCGGGGCTGCAAGGCGTGGCGCGACGGGGCGCCCCTCATCGCCAATCCGTACGAGAAGAACACCCCGGGGCACAAGTTCTGGGCGGACGGGTGGCTGGACGCCCTGTGGTTCCGGCTGCGGAACCCGTCCGACCCGTTCGAGGCCAACGCCAAGCGGCGCAACCGGCCCAGCCCCATCATCGCGTGGCGGGATGTCTGCATCCTGGGAGAAGTCGCGTGACGCCCGCCCAGATCACCCTGGTTCTGGAGAAGATCGATGGACTCGACGAAGCCGCCATCGCTGCCGCCGTTGACCCAAGCGCGGCGCTTGCAGGCGATCTTGTTGTGCCGCATTCTCGGTTTGCCAGTCGTAGCGGTGGACTTGCCCTATACGCGGGGTGCGATGGAGGAGCGGGCGCTGCTGGCGTACGCCCTGCACAGCAAGCTCCGCCTCTCAAACCGGCAGATCGCCCTGGCGCTCGGGGCCAAGAACAAGGAGGCGGTCCGCTACCTGCTCGACAAGGTAAAGCTGTGGCAGGCCGGCGACTGGGTGAACTCGCCCCGCTCCAAGAGCAGTTCCTCCTCGCCGTCGTCGCGTACGAGCAGGGCGATTTCGACCGCTGCCTGATCCACCAGGACGCGGTGTGGGAACTGCTCAACGCGCACGAGTCCACGGACGACCCGGATTGGAAGCGGCCGGCGATGCTGGGCAAGCCCCGGCGCGAGGTGCTGGCGGTGCTGCCAGTGGATAAGGGGGCCGCGTGATGCTGACCGTCCGCCCGGCCACTCGCTCATTCCCCTGCTGGTGCCCGCTGCTCAAGCGGCGGGTGGTCGAGGGCGACCCCATCCCCGGTTGGTGGGAGGCCCAGTACGGCGACAAGACCATCTGCTCGGTGCGGGAGCAGAGCCCCGATGACGGCGCCCCGTTCGAGGCGGCGGTGATGGCGGTGCAGGCGGCACAAGGAGCGTTCCAGTGAAGCGGCGGCAGGCGCGGAAGGAATGGATGCGGAGGGAGGCGGCGTGAAACTCTCGAACAAAATGGCCGAGACGCTGACGGAACTGGCGAAGCCTGGGGCGAAGGCCCACTACATGCCCTACATGGGCTCGTTCAACGAGCACCCGTACTGGTTCCTGTCGGGCAACATGCGACGGTGCTCATCGCAGATTGTTGGGCTGCTCAAGCGCGGGCTCGTTCGCAGGGTCCGCGACGGCATCCACGTTCACGCCGTCATCAGTGACGAAGGCCGCAAACTGGTCGGGGAGTCCCTGCCATGACCCCCGAATCCGCCGTCGTCGCCGCGTGCCGGAGCGTGACCGTGACGCTGCCGCTGCCGCCGCGGGAACTGTCGCCCAACCACACCGTGGGGAGCCGGGGCGGCCGATTCCGAAAGGCTGGCAAGACGAAGCAGTACCGGGTCGTTGCCGCGTGGGCCGCTGTGGATGCGATGGTCGAACACAACTTCGACCACAAGCGAGAGGACGGCCCGTGCCTCTGGCCTACCGCGACCGTCCAGGCCACGTTCTACTTCAAAGATAAGCGCCGCCGGGACCGCGACAACCTTCTGGCCTCCATGAAGGCCGCGTTTGATGGGCTCGCGGACGCCGGGCTTGTTACGAATGACGCGGGGTTCACCTACCTGCCCGTGCGGGTGGAGGTGGACAAGGCGAACCCCCGCGTTGAACTGGTCATCACGAAGACCGACACCACCGCCGGACCCTAACGGGAGTAACAGGGTGAATATCGCGCCAAGATGGCGTCAAATGCGGGTCTGTGGTCAGCACGGGTTCTGAGGATTTGGTATCTTGTAGGCACTGGTTCGCATATGGCAGTCCGCCCATCCCCATCCCTGACACCCCCTCCCCCCGCTGTGCCGATGCGGCCCTGCCGTCATGCGGACCAGTCACAGCCGGGGGAGGGTGTGTCCTTTTTGGGGATCACCAATGGATAAGTCGGTGTTCGATAAGATCGAGCGTGGCGCTGCTGATCTGTTTGCTAAGCAGTTCTTGGTTGATGAGTTGGGGTGGCAGTCCGACCACAGTGAGTTGAACTGCGACAGCCCAATCGAGGCGATCTTCGCTATTGCGTGGGAAGCCCACTTGATAGCACGGCACCCCCAAGGGCGGTCGCGGTCGTACGACACGCCGCACATATCACGATCAGTCCCCGGCGGCAAGATATCTCTTGATGAAGTTGTCCGCCTCAAGTGGAACCACGAGTTGTTCCGGGCGGTCACAGAACCCAGTGAGTTGGATGGGCGGCGGTTCACGTTCGCGCAACTGTTTCTCACTGTCCCCCAGGCTCGCATCGGCAAATACCGCGCGGACTTCGCGTTGGTGCGGATGTTCCAAGGGCCGTACGCGCACGAGGATGAGTTCGACGGCCCGCTCATCATCGAGTGCGACGGCAAGGCATTCCACGACGCGAACAACGAGCAACTGACCCGCGACCGGAAGCGGGACCGCGACATGACGCTGGCGGGGTATCAGGTGCTCCGGTTCACCGGGTCCGAGTTGCACCGCGACCCGATGGCCTGCGCCCGCCAGGTGTGGGATTGGTTCGAGGCCCAAGACGAGAAGCGGCATCAGGCCATCCGGGCGCGGAACGCCGCAGCGCGGAAGTCTCGGGAGACGCAGGAGGCGCCGGCTTGAAGCACAACACCCACGGCCACGTCAAGATGCGACGGCTCGCCCGTCTGCTGGGCATCCCTCGCATGCACGCGGTCGGCATCATGCAGGTGCTTTGGGATACCGCGGCCGACTGCTACATCGCGGGCGACATCGGCCGGCTGAGCGACGACGAGATCGCGGACATCGTGGACTGGCCGGACGATCCGAAGAGACTGGTGAACGCGCTGGTGGAGGCCAAGTGGCTGGACCGGGACAACGCCCACCGGCTCATCATCCACGACTGGGACGACCATGCGGAGGGGTGGGTCAAGAAGCGGGCCGCGAGCCGTGGCGTGACGCTACTGCACCGCGGCGACGGCGACATTAAGACGCCCGCCGCCAACGGCGGAGTCGCAGTCTCCCAAAGTCTGACTCCCACTCCGACGGCGTCTGACTCGCACTCCGACGACGGGAGCGTCGCCGGGGATGGGATGGGTAGGGATGGGATTGGCTCTGGCGAGGCGTTCGGACGCGCGGGCGCGCGCGAGGTGCGGCTGACCTGGCCGGAGGTCGCGGGGCTGTTCGCCGACTACCCCCGGCTGCGGCGCGGGACCAAGGGCATGGCGCTGCGGCTGTTCGAGCGGGCGGTGGGCGACATCGCCGCCAGCGGCAGGGCGGACCCGATCGGGTATTTGCACGGGCGAATCAAGGCGTACGCATCGTCTTGGGTGGGGTCTCGCGAGGACGGGCAATACGCCGTGGGGCTTGACCGATTCGTGGACGAGCGGGTGTACGAGAGCGACGACGGCGACTGGGCAGCACCGAAGCCCAACGGCCACGCCAACGGCATCGACGTGGGCGCCCTGGTGTCCAAGGCGTTCGGCAAGGGGACCAAGACATGAACGAGATGGACGTTCGGGCGACCGTGGAATACACGCAGCGGATGTTCCCCGCGAGCGACTGGACGGCGGAGATCACCACGCTGTTCATCGACCGGCTCCGGCGCATCGAGATCACCGACGAGCAGGCCAAGGCCGTGGTGGGCGAGTACCGCATGGGCTACCGGGGCAAGACGCCCGACGCCGGCACGCTCATCCGCCGGATGCGGGAGGTGGAGGCCAAGCCCAGGCCGACGCCGCGGCTGGCGGTGGACGGGATCGACACGGGCCGTGCCCCGGTCACGGGGTACGAGCGCGAGCTGGTGCGGCGGTTCCGCGAGAACCGCGACGACCCGATCTTCGCCCGGCTCAAGGACAAGCACGCCCGATGCGGGACCACGGAGGCGTTCCGTGCCCGGTGGCGGGAGATCGCGGGGGCCTAACCCCGCCGCGGCAGCAAGGAGACGACGATGGACGAAGCGAAGAAGCCAACTGTGCATGTGCTCGTACGGCGGGGCGACCCAGCGCCGACATGGCGGGAGAAGGCCGACGCGCTGGCCGAACGGCTCCGTACGGCCAAGCAGGACGACGTTGACCCTCAACCCCTGTCGATGAACCAGTGTCTGCAAGCGGCACAGATGATCGACTCGTGGCCGGACATGCTGGCGGTTCTCCAGCAGGTCGAGTGGTCGGCCACTGAGACAGATGACGAGAACAACGACTGCGAGGCGTGCCTGTGGTGCGGCAATCCAAGGCCGGATGGCATGACCGCCGATCCGCACGGAGGGCACACGAACGACTGCAAGTTGTTCATCGCCATCGCCAAAGCCACGGGCACCCCCACCCCCTGAAAGGCCCCCCATGCGATCGACACCGACGACGGCGAAGGCGAGGAAGGCGAAGGCGAGAGCAGAGGCCAAGAAGGAGAGTGTGCGCAGAGCGGCGGCGCACATGGCGGCGTACATCCGCGAGTGCATGGACGCACGCTTGCGGGCAAAGGACTACGCGGAGATCAAGCGGCGCATCCTGGCCGAGATCGTCCGCATCGTCCCGTGCGCGCGGAAGGGGGGGAGGTCGTGACCAGGGATCTTCTGGACATTCTGCGGCACACGCTCGGTCTCGACCGCTCTGACATGCCGTTCCGCAACCACTTCGCCGCTGCGACAGGGACTCCCGACTACGCGCGGTGCGAGCGGTTGACGACGGCCGGCATGATGAAGAGGGGCGCGGCCTTGTCGTACGGGCACTACTTCCACGTCACCGAGCAGGGCTTACGCGCCCTTGATCCCGCCCTTGCCCCGCTCTCCCCCGATGGCGCGCGAGGGGAGGGGTGATGGCAGAGTTCGAATTGCAGGCCGCTATCCGCGCTTCAGAAGCGGTGCGAGACGCCAAGATCGCGTCCGCCAAAAGGGAACACGAGCAGCGCGTGAGAGGATTGCGATGGGTTGCGGAGCACATAGCGAAGCCAGAGCCGGTCGCTACAGAGGAGCGCAAGCCGTGAGCCGAGGCGTCGGCGGACACCAGCGGGCCTATCGCGGCTTCACCGATGACTGGCTGACGCCGCCCGAGATCATCGCGGCACTGGGTCCGTTCGATCTTGATCCCTGCGCGAGCGAGCCAATGCCGTGGCCGACCGCATCGACCATGTGGACGAAGGCGGACGATGGGCTTGCCCGCGAGTGGTTCGGTCGCGTGTGGCTGAATCCCCCGTATGGACCCGAGACGGGGCGGTGGCTCAAGAGGCTGGCCGATCATGGGACCGGCACGGCCCTGATCTTCGCTCGCACCGAGACAGCGATGTTCCACGATCATGTGTGGCAGCGGGCCACGGCGGTTCTGTTCCTGCGCGGCCGCCTGCACTTTCACTATCCATCCGGGGAGCGGGCATCGTTCAACGCCGGAGCGCCATCGGTGCTGGTGGCCTATGGGGCACGCGACGCCCAGGCTCTACGGGCAGGGCCGAAAGGCAAGATCGTGACCATTGGAGAAGCCGCATCCCCCCACCCCCTGACCGGAGCCCCACGATGACGACGACGACCGCGCCCGCCATGCTCCTCATCCCCTGCGGCGCACGCGGCAGCGCCGGGCCGCAGAACCCCAGCGGCCACGCCTGGGCCTTCCGGCGGCACACGGCCAACGGCGTCACCGACTACCGCGCCGCCCTGGGCTCGGACCTGTACGACGCCGCCGACTACCGCGGCTCGCTCCGGTCCATCGCCGTCGCCCACCCCCGCCTGCTCTTGATGGACCTCTTCGGCACGCCCAAGGCCGGGACGCAGTACCCGGTCTCCCCGGGCTGGGGGGCCGACATGCTCCCGGCGCTCCTGCCGCTGGCCCAGCGGCCGGCGTTCGTCGCGGCCTTCCGCGAGCTGCACGACCAGATGGCGGCGGTCGATCCCAGCTACGTCTCCATCGTCTACGCCGCGTCCTACGGCGAGCGCGAGTCGCACGCGGCGATCCGGGCGGGGCTCAGGATGCTGGTGGAGGCGGGCTTCACCGGGCTCGGCCAGGACGTGTCCGGGCCGCAGGGGGCCAGGAGCAAGGCGCGGTACGCCGCGGACTACGGGGACGGGCTGGGCCTGGACATGTACGTCGAGGCCGCGGAGCGGATCAGGCCCGAGACCGCGCACTGGTGCTGCGGCAAGTTCGGGCTGATGTCGCCGGCCGGGGAGCCCCTGGTCACGGCGGAGGGGACGAAACTCAGCCGCATGGACGAGTCGTTCAACGGGGCGGGGTGGATGAACCAGCAGTGCCAGGGGTGCTTCCCGCTGGGCTCGGTGGCGCAGGTGCAGTTGAACTCCGCGCCAACGCCGCAGCGGCGGGCGGAGTACAGCCGGGGGTGGGCCGAGCGTGGGGTGGTCCCGGCGGTGGACCCGTACGGGCTGGGGCCGCACCGGGCTTCGGTGGGGATCAGGTGGGCAGCGGCGGCCCCGGCCGGCGGGGGAAGCGAGCCGAACAACGGAGACTCACAGTGATTCCGAGTATCGAGCAACTGTTCAAGGCGTCGAACGAGGGAAGTTACGTTCACTTCCCGCAGGCGTTCATGGTGTGGAGGACAGGAGCCGCGTGGGCGGCGGCCATTACGACGGGCGATAAGCCGCCAAGTGCCGTTCGGCCACAGGGCATGGGTGAGACGCCGGAGGCGGCTGTCGCGGACCTCGTGGCAAAGGTGCGGGAGTCGATTGCCAATCGGCTGTCGTCGCATGAGCGTGACGCGAGCAAGATGCGGGAGGCGTTGTCACTTGTCCCGGCCGGCGGGGGCGGGGAGGAGCCGCGATGACGACGACAGCGGTGAAAGAGCGGCCGATCTTGTTCTCGGGCGAGATGGTCCGCGCGATCCTCGACGGTCGCAAGACGCAGACGCGGCGGGTGGTGAAGCCGCAGCCGGTGCCAGCCGAGAAGGCGGAGCCGGGCGAGGTGGTCTGGTTCGGCGGAGAGCTGCAGCGCGTCCGCGAGAGTCGCGGGCGGAACAAGCGGGCGGCCGGGCACCTCAACGCGCACGACTGGAGGCCCTATGGCCAACCCGGCGACCGATTATGGGTGAAGGAGACGTTTCGGTTTACATCGGAATGGGATGACCTCCCGCCCGGGGATGTTCCAGCCGGACAGGACGTGTGGTTCGAGGCCGATGGCAAGCACCCGATGGGCTGGGGCGACGGGCGACTCCGCTCATCCATCCACATGCCTCGATGGGCCAGCCGGATCACGCTGGAGATTGTGGGCGTTCGAGTGGAGCGGCTGAAAGACATCAGTGCGAAAGACTGTCTAGCAGAAGGCATCGACCTACCGCCGATCCCCGTGCCCGCGGGCACGAGCGTTGCCGATGCTATCAAGTGGGCTGAGTCACGCCCGCAAGCAGTGAAGGCCCGCGAGTGGGCTGGTGGTTTTGACGCGGGGCACTGCCAGTTGGTCCGCGTTCACTACTCGGAGTTGTGGGATCGCATCAACGGCGCAGGCTCATGGGACGCGAACCCGTGGGTGTGGGCGCTCACGTTCCGAAAGGTGGACCCCCATGCCTGACCCCCAAGCCACGCCCGCGACGATAGCGGAGAGGCTGAGCCCTGATCTTGTGGATGTGCTGCTGCACACGCTGGGGCTCGACCGTGCGGCGGAGCCGTACCGCAACCACTTCGCGGCCGAGTCGAGTTCAGACGACTACCGGCGGTGCGAGGAACTGGCGGCGATGGGGCTGATGTGGAAGGGCCTAGCGACCGGCTACGGGCACTACTTCCATGCGACCGAGACTGGCAAAGCCGCCGCGGCAAAGGGGGTGGGGCGTGGAGGGTGAGAAGGCGAAGGACACCCGGTGCGAGTGTGTGCAGTGCTGCGACGGTGAGCACCCCGGCGATTGCGCAGGCTGTGGCGGTTGGGGCGATCAAGACGGCGAGGAGTGCGAGCACTGTGAGGCAACGGGCGTGTGCCCGATGTGCCACGGCGCGTTGAAGCCGCAGAGTGAGGAGCACCGCAATGGCTGACGTGACCGAGAGGGTGGGGGAGATTGAGGCGCGGGCGAGGGAAGCGCGGCCCGGCGAAATCGACATGGGCGCACTGAGCCCATTCAACGACTGGAGCGCCGAGGATGCGTACCGCGATGGGTTCAAGCAGGGGGTGTACGAGCAGGCGTGCGAGACACTGGAAGTGATCGACGCCTGCCGCACCCTCCAGCGCGAGCGTGACGCGGCGAGCGCGGAGGCGGGGAGGCTGAGGGAGGCGCTGGAAGTCGAGCGGGCGGACCTCATGCGGCGGACGGATGGCAGTACCCACTACGACGGGTGCGAGGCGTTCCACCCGAAGTGCGCGGCACTGCGACGGATCAACGCCGCCCTCTCCGCCCCAGGCCAGCCGCAAGAGCCAGCGGCCGAAGCCGAGTCGGCCATGCTGACAGTGGCGGGCCAGCGGTTTCGGTGCGAGTGCAAGTGCGACGTGTTCACGAAGATCGGCGGGCTGCGGTATCGGTGCAATGCGTGCGGCGCTGAGTACCAGGGCGAGAAAGCCGCCCCGGGCCAGGCGCGCGACGCGAGCGAGGGGGGTGGGGCTTGAGCAGCGTAAAGGACGACGTGCGGCGGTTCATGCAGAGGCGGGGTAACGGCTGGGCAGGCTGGGTCTCTGTCCAGATTGCGAACGCCCTGTACCGGGACATCAGCAATGCCAAGGTGCGGCAGGTCATGAAGGCACTGGACGCGCTCGAAGCGGAGGGGCGACTCAAAGCGGAAGGCGGCGAGTGGTACTGGGTGCCGCGCAAGGACCGGAAGGCCAAGCAACTGACGGCGTGACCGTCACACGGAGACGACGATGGCGAGTGAACTGGAGTCGTTGGGACGGATCATGTACAACGGCCACACGCCGACACCGAACGACTACTACCGCGTCTTTCAGGAGTTAGAGCAGCGGGTGAAGGCCCTCGAAGTCTACGACCTGCCCCGGCTGCAAGAGTTGGAGAGCACGGTGCTCGTGATGCGGGCCGAACTGAACGCGATGCTGGGCGAGGGCAAGGAAGCGGCCGAAGCCTGTGCCCCCGCGCCCCGCCCGCAACCGGACGGGTGGAGGGACGCGGAGGAACTGCTGAGGCTCATCGCGAGCAAGTTGCGCAACGCCGCATTCCCCAGCCTGGACACCATGTTCTGGAAAACCACGCTGCGGCGGATCGACCTCCTCATTGGGGTAGACCCGCCCGCCCCATCGCCCACCGCCGCCGGGGAGGGGAAGGCCGGCGAGGCAGAGGCCGCGTTCAACCGACTACTGGCGGACGCGAGTGAGATGCAGGGCCTTCTCGACTGGATTCTCGCCAAAGCGAAGGACACTGGGTGCGATCCGGCTGCGTTCAAGGCACGGGTCGCGGAAATGATTGAGCAGTACGAGGCGAAGGCGGAAGCCCAGCCCGCGCCCGGCGAGGCCAAGGGGACGGAGGGGGTGAGGGAGAGGGCGGAGGTACAGAAGGTGATCGAGGAACAGACGCAGCGATGGCTCACGCCGTGGTCCGCGTCGCCAGCCGAGTACGAGCGGAGAGTGCGGGAGACGCTGTGGGCTGTCGCCGAGGTCGCCCACGCCGAGCGGGAGCACAAGCCATGACCATCCCCCTGCTGATCTTCCTGATCGTGCTGGGCCTGATCCTGCTGGTGGGGCTGGCCATAGCCGGAGACGGACGAGACGGCACGCCGTTCGTCATCGCCCTGGTGATCGTGATGGTGCTGATCATCGCCTTCCTCGCCGGCCGCCTGCACATGAAGTCACCCGCCCTGCAACTGGCGCCCGAAGCCCAGTCCGAGCGGGCACGCGGGGGGGAGGGTTCGTAGCAGAGGCTACATTTTCAGTAGCACAGGCTACATCGGCGTGGTACAATCCGGGGGCGGCTCAGGGACGGGCATTTGCTCAACGAAAACCGACACCCCAAAAAGGCGGCCTTCCTCGCGGCGTTCGCCGAGACCGGCAACGTCACCGCCGCCGCCGCCGCCGCGGACATCAACCGCACCCTGCACTACGACTGGCTGGAGAAAGACCCCGAGTACGCGGCGGCCGTTGAGGACGCGAGGGCGCAGGCCGTCGAGCGGATGGAGCGCGAAGCCCTCAAGCGGGCGGTTGAAGGGTGGGAGGAGCCGGTGTTCCACAAGGGCAGCGTGTGCGGCACCGTCCGCAAGTTCAGCGACACCCTGCTCATCTTCCTGCTCAAGGGCAACGCGCCCCACAAGTACCGCGAGCGGCACGAGGTGACGGGCGCGGGCGGCGGGCCGGTGAACGTGCAGTACAAGTGCATCAGGGGCGACTGGGCGGAGAACGTGTGATGGACCCAATGCAGAAGTGGGAAATGCGGTCTCGGATGCGCGAGATGGAGCATCGCATCAAGGCGCTGGAGTCGAGGCTCGAAGCGTATCACCTCCAGTTGGGGCGGCTCCGCACGAGACCCCTGTCGTCTATGGCAGCGTTCGATTTCGAGGTAATGAATCCCCACGCTCGGCGGGACGCCTTCACCAGCGTGAAGCCACTGTGACCACCGCCGCCCCCGAAACCCCGCTGGAACTCAAGGGCGCGGCCCTGAAGGTCGCCACCTTCAAGGGGGCCATCGTCCTCATCGACGGTCCCGCCGGCACCGGCAAGACCAGGGGCGTGCTGGAGAAGGTCTACGCCTGCGCCCACAAGTACGCGGGGTGCCGCATCCTGCTCGTCCGCAAGACCCGCGCCAGCCTCACCGAGTCCGTGCTGGTCACGTTCGAGAGCAAGGTGGCGCTCCCCGGCGACCCCTGCCTCAAGGGGCCGGGGCGGGCGCACCGCCAGGCGTACCACTTCGCCAACGGCTCCACCATCGTCTGCGGGGGCATGGACAACGCCGACCGCGTGATGTCCACCGAGTACGACCTCATCGTGGGGTTCGAGGCCACGGAACTCACGGAGGACGACGCGGAGAAGTTGCTCACGCGCCTCCGCAACGGCGTCATGCCGTACCAGCAGGCGATCTTCGACTGTAACCCCGGCGCCCCGACACACTGGCTCAAGAGGTGGGCGGATGCAGGCAGAGCGACCCGATTCCCCAGCCGTCACGAGGACAACCCCAGCGTCACACCGGAGTATCTTGCCGTGCTTGATGGCCTTACTGGCCATCGCCACGCTCGCCTCCGGCTGGGCCTGTGGGCCGCCGCTGAGGGCGTGGTGTACCCGGAGTGGGACGCCAGCGTTCACCTCGTGGACCGATTCGATATCCCCGCCGACTGGCGGCGGTTCCGTTCCATCGACTTCGGCTACACCAACCCCTTTGTATGCCAGTGGTGGGCGGTAGACGGGGACGGGCGGGCGTACCTGTACCGGGAGCTGTACCACACGCGGCGGACGGTGAGGGACCATGCGCAGGACATCAAGCGGCTCAGCCAGGGCGAGCGGTACGAGGCGACAGTCACAGACCACGACGCGGAGGACCGCGCCACGCTCGACCAGGAGGGCATCGGGAGCATCCCCGCCCGCAAGGATGTCACCGTGGGCATCCAGGCGGTGGCCGCGAGGCTGCGGCCGGCCGGGGACGGGCGGCCTCGTCTGTTTGTCCTACGCGACAGCCGGGCTGGTCTCGATCCCTCTCTCACCGAGGCGAAGAAGCCCACCTGCACCGCCGAGGAGTGGGACGGGTACTGCTGGAACGAGAGCAAAGAGGGCAAGCCGGTCAAAGAGGAGCCGGTGAAGGTGGACGACCACGGCATGGACGCCGTGCGGTACTTCGTGATGCACCTGGACGGCGGGGTGAGCGTGGGGGCCAGCGTGATCGCGGCGGTCGCGCCCCCGCCCAAGCCTGTGTCCGTGTCGTGGGACGAGCGGCGGAAAGACCCTAACTTCGGCTTCGGGCCGGTGAGGTGAGCATGGGCGAGATGCGTGACGCAACCCAATGCACCGGGCAGATCGTGGGAACTCGCGTGAGCCCGTCCGAGTGCGTCCTGACGTGGGAGGGAGGAAGCACGGCCCCAATCTCGAACGCGATATGGGAGGACTGGTTCCGCGACTTGTTTTACATGGACGCGCTGCCTTGGCCGGTGGCAATCGCTGGCGAGGATGTGTTGCGTGACTGCGTGATCGTGCGACGGGGGGACATGTGACACCCGACCCCGCCGCCCACGTCCACATCGCCCAGCAGGAGGCCGCCATCGCCGCCCGCAAGTGGCGCGAGGACCCCGCCGAGTGGCTGGGCCTGTGCTACCTCTGGCTCACCGAGGCCGCGGAGCGGTACAGGCCGGACGGGGGCGCGTCGTTCCCGGTGTACGCCTCCAAGTACATCAAGTGGCGGGTGGTGGACGAGCGGTACAGCCGGAACCTGGGGCGGCAGACCAACAGCAAGGTGAAGCGGCGTGGCCCGATCGAGAAGCCGGTGGACGAAGAGGTGTGGACCCGCCGCCGGGACGCCAGCGCCCCCTGCCCCGTGGCGTCAGCCATCATGCATGAGGAACAGGAGCGGCAGCACGAGCGGGTCACGGCCAACCAGAGCGACCCCGGGCTGGCCCTGCTCATGGCCCGCGGGTTGACCCCCAAGCAGATCACGGCCGCCGAGGGGCGCACCGAGTCCCGTATCTGGCAGCGCATCTCCGTGCTGCGGCATGGGCACGGCGAGAAGATCGGACAGAGTTTCCTCTGGCTGGTGGACCCCGAGGCGGCGCGGCAGAAGCGGAACAGGCGCAAGGTGTGCCCCCGCGGTCACGCCCTCACGGGCGACGGTGTGTACATCACCAAGGTCGGGAAGCGGCGGTGCCGGGCCTGCGCCGTGATCCGCCAGCAGTTGTACCGCCTGAGGCGCAAGGAGGCCGCGTGAGCGTCGGGGCCATCGTCAAGACCAGGGGCGGGTATCGGTGCGCCAAGATCAGCGACAGCGGCGGCGTCACCATCCTCTCTGCCTGCGCCAAGATCAGGGTCTGCGACGGGACGGAAAAGGCCCAGCTCATGAACGCCGCCGAACTTGAGCGGCTGCTGGAGATGGAGAACCCCTGGGTGACGGAGCACGTCCTGCCCGCCAGCCTCTACCAGTCTACGGAGCTTCAGTAAATGCCCTCCCTCCCCTCCCGCCTCGCCGCCGCGGCCCGCGCCTTCATGAAGCCCACGCCCGGCCTGCGGCAGTACTCCGCCGCCACCGTCCGACCCGCCGAGGTCGGCATCCACTACGGGCGGCAGGGCCAGTACCGCGCCGCCGAACTCATGGCCATGTTCTCCGGCACCGTCAAGGTCGCCACCACCCGCAACAGCGCGGGCGTGGCCACCAACCCGCTCCGGGGCTACCGGATTGTGGGCCGGGGCAAGAGCATGGCGTTCGAGGGACGCCGCCTGTCCCGCCGCCGCCGGGAGCGGCTGGTGAAGTCCGCCGGCCACTGGGCGCGCAAGGCGATGGACGTAGACGACGAGGTGGAGGAACTGACGGACGACCTGCACCCGGTCAACGTGTTCCTCCGGCGGCCCAACCCCCTCATGAGCCTGTACGAGATGCTGGAGGCCACGCAGAACTGCCTCGGGCTGGCCGGGAACTTCTACTGGAAGATCGCGACCGACCAAGCGGGAACCCCCGTGGAGGCGTGGCCCCTGTTCCCCCAGTTCGTCCACCCCGTCCCCGACCGGGAGCGGGTGATCGGCGCGTACGTCTACGGACGCGGCACGGAAACGGAGCAGACCTTCTCCCCGGAGGAGGTCGTGCCGTTCCGCTACTTCAACCCTCGCGGTGATCCGTACTTCGGGGCCGGCGACCTTGCCGCGTGCGTCGCCGAGGCCCGCCTGGGGTTCCAGTTCGTGGCCATCGCCCAGGCCATGATCGACAACGGGGGCATGCCCGGGGGCATCCTCTACGGCAACTTCACAGAGAACCAGCGCACCCAGATGGAGGTGTCGCTCCAGGCCAAGGTCGGCGGGGCGCACAACACGGGCCGGTTTATCGTCGCGTCCACCCCGGAGGATGCGAAGTTCGAGCGGCTGGACGTGGGGAAGGACGCGGCGGAGATCCTGACCAACGGCGAGCGGGTGGACGAGGTGGTGGCCAACTGCTTCGACCTGCCCATCGAGATGCTGCGGATGCGGCCGGGCGGGCTGGAGGGGGACAGCCCCGCGATCCACCAGTGGCAGACGTACGGGCTCCAGCCCCGGGGCCGGAAGATCGAGGACACGCTCAACGCGCTGCTCATGCCCCGCTTCGGGGACGAGTCGGTGTTCCTGGCGTTCGACCCGTGGGTGGACGAGGACAGCGTGGAGGGCACCAAGGTCGTGGTGGAGATGTGGAACGCGGACCTGTTGACGAAGAACGAGGCCCGCGCGGAGGCGGGCTGGGACGCGGTAGACGACGACACGGGCGACAAGTACAAGAGCGAGACACAGCCGGAGCCGGACCCGATGGGATTGGGGGGAATCGGAGGCGGAAATGGCGCGATTGGTAGTGGAAATAGAAGTCCGCCCGCATCTGATGACGCCGGAGCAGCCAAGGCAGATCTACGTTCTGGATTTGGTGCGGATGCTGGGGGTGCTGGCTCAGCCGGCGGCGATGGTGCGGGCCACGCTGGACGGGGCGGACATCACGCCAAGTCCAGCCCAGATCATCCGTTGGGATACCGAACGGGAGTAAGCAATGGGCGAGTATCTGACGATGCCGCTGGGCGCGTTCCAGCGGCCACAACTGGCGGGGGACGGGCTGAGGCTGGACGTGCAGTTCGAACTGACGCCTTGGCAAAGGCAGATGCAGGAGGACATGCGGATGCACCGAACGCTCGGGCCGTACAGCAGAGAGACATGCTCCTATCCCCTGTGGGCCACGCCTGCTGCTCCGGCCCACCCCGCAAAGACGACCGATTCAGTTCCACCTTCTCCATCGGCGAGCGGGAGCTAGAGGCCGCCCTCCGCGCCCTGTTCGACAGCATCGGCCCGCAGGTGGTCGCGTCCGTCACCCCCGAGGGGGGCGTGGTGTCGCTGGTGGGCAACCCGGTGTTCGCCCAACTGTTCAGCCAGACGGCCAGCCCCATCGTGCAGCGGATGTTCCGCGAGGGGCTGGACAAGGGCGTGGCCGACCTGGGGGCGCGGGTGGAGCCGGCCAGACTCAACGAGGCCCTGACGGCGGGGGCGACCGAGTACCTGCGCGAGTTCGAGGGCAAGCTCATCCGCACCGTGCCCGACACCATCGACCAGGCGGTGCGGTCCCAGCTCGCGGACGGCATCGCCAGGGGCGAGTCCCTGCCGCAGCTCCAGGCCCGGGTGCAGGACACGATGACGAGCGTGAGCAACTACGGGGCGGAGCGGATCGCGCGGACGGAGACGGCGCGGGCCATGCTCACGGGCCGGGAGCGGGCGTGGCAGGAATCGGGGGTGGTCAAGGGCAAGAAGTGGCTCCTGTCCAGCGACCCCTGCGAGTTCTGCGAGTCGATGGCCCGGAAGCACAACGAGGCGGCGCTGGGCCAGCCGTTCCTGGGGCTGGGGGAGACGCTGGAGGGGAGCGAGGGCGGGCAGTTGAAGATCGACTACGCGGCGTTGGAGACGCCGCCCCTGCACCCGTCGTGCAGGTGCTCGATGGCGGCGGTGTTTGAATAGGAGAATGGCATGAAGAGTTGTCGTTTACCGGACGGATCGAGACTCCCCTTGGTCTACACCCTGCCCGCGGCGACCGCGTGCAAGGCGGGGACCACCCGCTACTGCCAGCACGCGAACGGGCTGCGCGCCGCGGGATTCCGAGACCCGCAGGTCATGCCGAACGATGAGCCGATCATCAAGGCGGCGTTCGGCGACTTTCGCCTGACGTTCGTGTGCAACGCGGCGCACCGGCACTCCATCGCCGGCTTCGACGCGGGCCACGCTGATCCAGAGGGGACGGAGTATGTGCTTCCCAAGCCTGTACAGATCGTCCCGATCAAGCGGCACAACACCGTACGGCGCAAGAAGCGCCGGGACGCTGGCATGACGAAGGCGGAGGCGGACCGGCGGTTCAAGCGTCAGCCGGGCGAGCACGCGGGCCGGCGTTACCACACCATCAAGTACCTTGAGGCCACGCCATGAGACTTGACCCCATGATTCCCTGCCAGCCGCCTTGGCCCAACAAGCCGCCGCATGATGCGCGGCAGCAGATTGAGGCATGGGCAAGCCGCCTGGCCCGCCAGTTGTGCGACGAAGAGGAGCACGCTGAGGCCAAGACCATTTGCGCCAACGACCTCCCGCCCGGTCCTCTGGTGGTGCCCACTCCATGACCGACTCCCCCTACTACATCCCCGGCCGGTCCTGGGCCGACCCGCCGCCGCCGGCGCCCAAGCCCGCCCGCCCAGACTTCAACCTACCCGTTCAGGACGGACGCCTGGCCCGCATCGAGGCCATGCTCATCTACCTCATGGGCCTTCTGGAGAAGCCGCCATGCCCACCGAACCCGTCACCCTCTGCCGCAAGACCTACGCCCTCGCCGCGCCGACGGAAGCGGTCAACATCGACCAGCGGCTCGTCTCCGGGTACATCTCCACCACCGACGTAGACATGATCGGTGACGTGGTGCTCCCCGAGGGCATGGACGACGTGACGTACTTCGCCGGCACCCGTTCGGTGAACCTTGAGCACGACCCGTCCAAGGCCGTGGGAACCAACCGCCGTCTCACCGTCCACCCCAACGGCGTGTGGGCGACCACCTACATCGGCCGCCACGCGCTCGGCGAGGACGTGTTCACCATGATCCGCGAGGGCGTGATCCGGGGCATGAGCATCGAGTGGGACCCGCGGTCGCTGGCCTCGTCCGCCCCGACCAAGGCGGAGCGGGAACGGTACGGGGACGGGTGCAAGCGGGTGTTCAGGAAGTGGACGCTGACGCGGTACGCCTTCACCGCCCAGCCGATGAACCCGTACTGCCTGGTGGAGGGCGTGAAGTCGGCGGCGTACCTGACGGCGATGACGCCGGTGTGGGAGCAGATGGAGTCCCTGTTCAAGGCGGGCAAGATCCACCGGTCGTCGGCGGTGGCGGCCGGGTTCCCCGACACCCCCGCGCGCAAGACGTGGGCGGTGGCGGAGCCGGCCAAGAAGCGGGCGATCGTCACGGGAGAACTGGTATGGCGGAAGAAGGCGGTTTAGTGCCGACGTGGGCGGAGTTGATCGCGCGATGCCCGGAGTTGATGCCCGCCGGGCTCACCTATATACCGCCCGAGCCCTTCCCGGATATGCCGGGTCGCCCGGCTGGGGTTGTGCCTGCCCGGTGGGCAATCAACGTCGGTCGGTGCCACGATTGCGGCACCAAGTGTGACGGCGGGCCGGGGTGTGGCGACATCCTCGATGA